TAATTTTAATGGTAAATTACAACCACCAGTAGATAAAGAAGGTAATAAAGGATTTGGGTTAGAATATGTAGGAGAAGTGGAGTTGGGTGACATTGCATCTTCTGAACATTTTAAGGATTTTCTTTATGCACATTTAGAACGTGGTTATCCTACATTTGACGATATTTTAGATTCTATATTGGAGGAAGAAAGAGATGGTTGGAAGAACTCACAATATAATTATTTTTTACCAGAAGAATGTATATCAATAAATACCGATAGACATTTTAGATATGGTGGTGCGGGAGATATTGATTGGGGATACTTTAATGAAATTTTAAACGATAAGTTATCTTATTATTAAAAAAATTTGTATATTTATAGAATATGAGAACAAAAGATAAAAGAAACAATATAAAAAAGGTTAACCTTTTAATGGAGATGAGGGGTCATTTAATAAATGAAACACCACCTTATTATCCTGAAATGGGAGAACCTGTTGTTGCACCAAAAGCACAACATGGTTATTTAGAAGGTGATTCACCAGAATTATTGGGAAAAGAGGTTTGGTTTCACACAAACAGACATAATATAATGCACAATAAGAATGGTGCGTTTGGGGTCTATGGTAGAACTAAAAGTGGGAGAAAACATAGTACTCCCGGTATTATAGGTTATACAAATGATTTATTAATAGGTGGGAATATTAATTTTGATATTAGTCCCGGATATCATAACATTATGAGAACTACTAAAGACGCTGGCGAAATGTCAAAACGTTCACAAGTTGTTGGTGTTGGTGGTGTGGTACAAGAACTACCCGATGATCCTGTAACATTAAAAGATATGGCGGAAGAAATAAAGTATAATCCTTTTATTTCTGATTTCTTTCATACTGCGGATGGGACACATAAAGTATTGGGTGCGGAGTTTGTGTACGCAGAATATCGTCCAGATGGAAGTTACTCCCTACACGCAATTAATCCTGTTTTAGAACCATTTAAAATGGGAGAATACAACCCTATGTAATATGGACGCAGAAAGTAGATTTGTTGATAAGGTAGTTAGTAGGTTAAATCAAAGATTTAATAAAGAGAAATGGCCTAAAAAAGAAATGAACTTATTCAATTCAGTATTAGATTTATCAATGGACTATGTTAGTGATGAAATTGAGAAATATGGTATAGAAGAAAACAGTGATTTATATTATAAAATAGTTAGAAGATGGATTAGGGATAATTATGGTAATGGTAAATTGGCGTTACCTGGTGATAGAATAAGACTAATAAAAATGACAGACGATCCTAACCCCATTGAACCAAATACTACAGGAACAGTTAAAAAAGTAAGTACTGTTTATATGTTCGGTGAAGATCATTTAGACGTTCAATGGGACAATGGTAGGACACTGAGTCTATTAGTGGGTACGGATGAGTTTGAGGTTATTGAACCAGATAATACTTCTTCATTTACACAATAATGAAAAATATAATAAAGAAAATATTAAAAGAGGAAAGTGAGGGTATGGGTAAAATGTCCAAACTAAAAAAGATGAGACATAGTCCTATAAGACATTTTGCGACATGGGATGATGAAAATAGAGAATTTATATGGAAACCATCTACTGAACCAGAAGTTATGGAATGGATAACTAAAGAAGTTAAACGCGAAATAAGACCTTTACTAAGTCCAATTGGTGTTGGTAAGTTACAAATAGTAGGGTTTGAGTTACCTTTTTACGATAAACCAGTGAACTCAGAATTATTTAGTCAAGTAGATGTACAAAATGTTAACACTAAAGAAGAGTTGGCTTCATTACATTCAGTGGGGTTGGTTGATGGGTTTATTAATATGATGTATGACGATTATGAATTGACTGATGAACTATCAATAATAGAACAGTATAAAAAATTGGCAAAATTTTGTAAAATTATGGCGGATCACCATAAACAAGAACATTTTTGGAAACACTAAATGAAAAGATTAATTAGGAAAATATTAAAAGAAGAGTTAGAAGTAGTTGATAAAAAATTCTGCGACAAGGTTGTGAACAGACTTTTATCTGATGTTTATTTGGAAAACAATAAAAACCGACAGATGTCTTTTGGTAGTGTTGGGGAATTAATGGATATGGGTATATTAGAATCTGAAATGGATGAAGTAATACACAACGATAAAGTTTTTCAAAAATTAGGTTGGTGGTATAGTGTTGATGAAGAAGATCCGTATGATGAAGGAGAATATTATCGTATAGATAAACCTAATGATTTTTATAGTTATGATGAATTTCAGTTAGAAGTGTTATATGATTGGTTACATAGTTTAGTGGATCAAGATATAATAGGGTATGACGAGAATTCGGGTGAATATGGGGAATGGATATTACCGCAAAAAGATTTAAATATGAAAATCAAACATATACCATATTTTTTATGTCCAATAAGATATAACTTTGTTAGTGATTCATACAGTCATCTATGTAAAAGTAATTCTAGTGATAGGTTGAAAATAATGGATTCACTAAATAAGTCTTATGGGATTGGGGATACTGACATGTATGAATATATATTAGATTCATTTTATAGTAAGTTACCAGAAAGACTCTCAGAGTTAGGTTTGGATAATTATGATGAATCCCCAACGATAAAAAAATTAAATGAGTCAGTTATTGATGATTTTATTGAATTTGGTAGGGGAGAATTATCTTTAGGTGATGACTTTAGAGTTAATTTAACAAGTAATGGAGACGATATTGAGACTCTTGCGAGTTATGATATGATAGATGGAGAAATAAACGTTCTAACAAAGGGTAGGGCGATACCTGATATTATCAGATCTATTGCACATGAAATGGTTCATCACAAACAAAATAGTAGAGGAGATTTAAGGGGTAACCCAGAAGAGGGTGAGGATGGTTCTCCTTGGGAGGATGAAGCAAACTCCAAAGCGGGAGTGTTAGTTAGAAAATTTGGGAAAATTAATCCAGAGATTTATGATCTGTAAACTTTATTTCCTACAGATATATTATTAGATTCACAAAAACCTTCATTAACTTCTAAGTTGCCGTCAGATTCTACAGATGGTTGTATAGAAGTTTCATCGTGTGGTAACGCTTTTTGAATGTCCACTATTTTATCTCCATTAATAAAGACCATTTCTATTGGGAAATTAACATTCTTCATCCAAAAACCACCATCAACATAATCATAAAACATACCACAATTATCACATAGACTATCTCTGTACATTAACCCAGTCATTTTTTCTTCATCCGTAGATGGTACCTCACAATCGACAACCACTTCTTCACCGTTAGTGTTAGTAATAGTTAACACACAAGATTCTTTAAATGGTGCAGAAACATCTTTTAATATTAAATCTAATAATTTCATATCAATAAATATTGACATTATTACAAAATTTCATTAATATTAAAATATAAAAATTTACATTATGCCAAAAAGTAGACACAGAAAAAACCAAAAACAAAAATCAAAGATTAGAACAGAAAGAATTAAGTCTGAGCAAAAGAGAGTTCAAAAATTATTTCAAGAAGAGTTTATGAAAGAAATAGAAAAACTCAGAAATCGACAAATGGAAATAGAGGAGGTAGAAGTACAAGAAAAAACCGATGATTAATCCTCATCGGTTTTATATCCCCAACCATCTATATCGTTAGAAAGTACAACACCCATTTTTTCTTCTTTAGAATATATTACCTTACAGAAGTATCTATCATAGGTATTCACATAGTAATTAATTTTAGTCTTTCCTTTTTTTATTTTTAAAGTAAAGACACCTTCCGTTTTTTCCTTATTGATTTTACGTTTTTTTATCCTTAACACATCATAAACCTCCATAGTTTTAGATCGAAGGTTAATTGCTGTAACTTTTTTATTTTCAAAATCAAAAAAATACTTTAAAAATTTATCATTTTCTGAAAATATTAAAGTATCCACTGATTTTTGAAACTTATTCATATTTTTAACTTCATCGAGGTAATAAACTTCTGTAGAAGAACTAGATAATGATATCCCCCTTCTTATATCCCCATATCTATCTGCAGAATACCAAGGAAACTTACCGTCCCATTTTGTTTGAGAAAATGTCGTTAAACTAGTTAAAACTATTGTTATTAATATTAAAATGTATTTTTTCATAAAACAAATATAATAATAAAATTTGGATTGCACAAACTTTTTATAAAAAAAATATATTTATATAGTATGAAAATAAGAATTACAGAATCACAACTAAAAAGAGTACTTAATGAAGTAGGTGGATATGATGATAAAGATATTATGAATATACACGCACAAAGTGTGCAATCACCTTTATTACAAACATTAGCAACTACAGTAGAAATACTTAATACATTTATAGAAATGTCTATGAGTGGTAAATTAGAAAATAAACAAATGATAACTAATTTTATTTCTAATTTAACCCATAAATTAAATATTGATATTGATATGATCAATAATTTAGAAAATGAAATTTATTTAGATAATGACTTTAAAAATTTAATAGGTGACTATAAATTAGTATTAAAGAAGTTACAAAACTATTTAAGATTATTATACTCTGGGGATACTGGGTTATCATATGATATGACTAAACAAGAATTAGTTATGTCTATTTTAAATCAGATAGAAAGTATGCAGGATATGATATCTAAGATGTCTAAGATGTTTGGAACTGTACATAATAGGTATAGAAATAGATTAGGTATAAACTAATAATAACGTTTTTAAAAAATAAAAATTATGAATAACGAACAAAAAGCACAATTATACCATTCTTTGTTGTTGAGACATGACAAATTAGATGGTCAAATCTCAGACATTAAGTCAGAAGCTGCGGGATCAGAACTAAATGATACCCAAAAGGCTAAAGTACAACTTTTAGAACAACAGAAGGAGGAATTGGTAAGACAGGCTATCTCTCTTATGAATTCTTAATATGTCATTAAAGAAGAATATACGAAAAATTTTAAACGAAGAAAACCTAACCCCTAATGCACAAAATAAATTTGCATTAGGGGTTTTAAAGTTTTCATATAGACGTATATATAACTACATTAATTCTTTAGAAAATAGGGATGTTAAAGATTGGCCGGGTGAAACATTAGATGATTTTATCTCTAGACTAAGTAACGAAATAAAAAAAGATGTCGATGATGTTTTACAAATCCTTTTTAATGGTGTAGGTGAAGTAGAAAATCCATTATTAAAAGGTTTTTATACTGAAGAAACTATTAAATGGTTATATGAGTTTATAATAAACTATAAAAATGGTGGTAAGAAAATAGAGGTTGCAGATGTAATATTAGAAAAAGAATTTTGGTCGTATGTAAACGATAATATTTTCCTTTGTGATGATAATTTTTTTGAGTTTGTATGGGATAATTACTTTGTTAAAACTAATCAATGGAGTGAGGGATTAAAAGATAGGATGTGGGAAGATATTTTACCCGAAGTTGTGGAAAAGATGGAAGATGAAGAATGGCAAGAGGAAAATGGTGTAACTTTTGATGGGTTAGATAGGGAAAAATCTTACTTTTATTCATATTGGCATTACCCTATAGATTCTTTAGGATGGAATAGGGGTGATTTGTGTGAGTATTATAAAGATATTTTAGAAATGGGTGGTGGAGATAAACTATATGGTATTTTGAAATTTTATAAGACACCTAAAATTCAAAAAGTCTTTGTTGATGGTCAGTTTTACATTATTATCCATAAAGGATTATTTCTTTAACCTTTTTATTCTTCTTAATGCGTTTCTGGACTCATTTGTTATCTTAGATCCTTTATCTAAGTTCTCCGTATAGTGAATAAATCGTAAATTTTTGATGTTTCCAATCCTCTCTGGTGGTATTTTGTCTTTATACCCCATAGAAATGGGATAAATATGATCAATATGGTAGTTTTTCCACCCTCTTTTGTCAGAATTTTCTAAAATATACAAAGGTTGTTGTTCTGTAACCTCCCAAACCATCGCATAATACAATTTTTTCTCTAAATCTTTAATATTTTTGATTTTTTGTTTGATTTTAGGGTATTTTTTTGTAATTTTACGTATTAAATACTTTAATTTGTTGTTTTTTGTCGAATCTGTTGACAAATTACTAGTTTTTAAACGTTTTTTCTTACTTTTATTGTTTTTTAATGGTAATTTCATATATTTATAAATATGAAAATTATAATTACAGAAAGACAATTAAGAAAAATAATTTTAGAAAGTGAGTCTCCATGTCCAAATGGTGAAAAAGAAGATAAATTAATTACTTTGGAGGATATAGAAGAGGGTAAAACATTGGAATTGGGTTATTGTAATGGATCTAGTAATTCTGCAATAGTATTTGTACAGAAAAAATTAAAATCTGCTGGTAATTTAAAATGGGATGGTAAAATGGGTTACTTTGGTGAAAAGACTTTAGAGGCACTTTGTGATTTTTTAGGATATGAAGAATGTGAAAAAACTATTAAAGTAGGTAAAAACGCAATTAAAAAATTAAAAGAAGAAAAAGAAGAAAAAGAAGGTAATACTCCCGAATCTTTATTTAATAAACTAACTAAAAGTGAAAAAATAATTGTTTGTACACTTATTGGTGAGGCGGGAGGTGAATCTGATTACCAAAAAGGTATGCAAGCAGTAGCGAACGTACTTAGAAATAGAGCAGAAAGCAATCATTTAAGTAAAGGTACTACTGTAACTTCACAGGCATTAGCTAATAAACAATTTTCTATGTGGAATAAATATAATAGTGGTAAAGAAACTTTAGAAGATGTTTATAAAAAATATATTAATCATGATAAAATGGAAATTGCAATTAGTATTGCAAAATCTATAGACTCTATTAAAGATATAACAAAAGGAGCTAATTATTATTATGCAAATTATGTAACACCTAACTGGACAAAAGAAAGTGATACGACCACTTGGAAAAAAACTGTGACTATTGGTAACCATATATTTGGTAATGTGGTCAAGAAAAAAAATAAATAAATTTTTAATAAAAACGATATATTTATATAATAAAAATTAAATTATGAAATACATTATTTCTGAAAATCAGTATAAGATTTTATTAAGAGAAGATAGGGTTGATTATCTAAGAAACCAAAATGTTATTAGTCAGGAGATTTTAGATCAAGCAGTGGAAGGTGAAAACGAAAGAGAGGATGAAAGACCAGAAGGTGGCGGTAGACGTAGAGGAACTACTGTAGAACCTATTGAAAATCATGAGGGTATTGATATCGCATATATTGTAACGAATAGGAACAATAAACAATCTATTAAATTAACGGAACCAATATTTCAAGATATAGTCGATGCGGATCCATCAAGTAACAAACAATATGTGCAGTGGATGATTCAGGTATTCTTAAATCACATTAAAGATGGGGATATTGATCAAGCGGTTAGATTTTTAGCGGAAGATTTACCAGAGGCAAACGAATTCTTAGGTGTCTTTGACAAAGTTAAGAACAAAAAAGTATTTAAGAGAAGTGCGCCAAATAGACCAAATGCACCTCAGAATGTTACAGACATTAATCAGTATAGTGATCTAGCACATCTTTATTCTATTGTGAGTCCATTTGTTGGTGCAGAAGATGATGAAGATGATGATGGTGAAAGTAAATTATGGAAAAAACTTAAAAAGTATATTGATTTAGGTGAAGCTAGATTGGCGTATAGAGATAATGACGTATTGGTTTACACACCATTAACTCTTGAATCTAGTTGTGATCCACTAGAACATATGGCTGGTTGGTGTACTAGAAGACCAGGTAATAGTTTCTTCGATAATTATAGAAGAAATAATCCTAAACCAGATGGTTCAATATCTGATTACTATGTGGTAATGCCTAAGAAACTTTTTGATGGAGACGATGAAGGTGGTGTATTCCCATTACAATTCCATTTTGAGTCTGGTCAGTTACACGATAAAAATAACTCATCTATTGAGCGTGGTGGAAAATTGGACGAAATTTTAAGTAGATTTTCAGGGCTTAGAGATTTCTTTAAAAGAGAGTTGGGCGCATTAGTAGAGATGGATGTGACAAGAGGTACAGGGTTAATGGATAGTCCATATATTAAATATCTTAATAAATTCGGTGGTAGGGCTGAAGATCATATCAGTAAAGAATCGTTTAATAAGGGAGTTGCAAACATTAAAAAATTGGCGGGTGAACAAAATGTTCCTTTACAACAAAACAAATACTTAAAATGGTTAATGGAAAATACTGAAGGTGTTGTAGTAACAGATTTCTTAGATCCAGAAACTACAGATAGATTAGACTTTAGTGGTATGAATATAGGTAAATTACCTGATTTAAGTAAATTTAAGAATTTAGATGCGATATTGGCGGAAGGGTCAAATGTTAATGAACTTCCACCGATTAATCATCTACCATTGGATGCACCATTAACTATGATGTCATTCCAAAACAATAACATTAAAGAAGCACCACTAGAAGGATATGAAAAATTACCAAACCTATTTTCAATAAATGTAAAAGGTAACCCAATTACTAAAGTAAATGTTGGTGTTATCGAAAAATTGTTGAGTTTGGATGATTTTATTCGATTTGGTATTGATGATAACGCTATTGAGAATTTATCACCTGAGAATAAAGCGGAGTATCAGGAATTATTGAAAGGATCTTTAGGGGCATTAATTACATCAAGATAATAATAAAAAATAAAATAATAAAAAAATGAGAAGAGGTAAAAAAACTATTAGACTTACAGAATCAGAAATGGTGTCAATGATTGAAAGAATCGTTAATGAAGTAAAAAGAGAAAAAAGAAATCAAATTTCAGAATCACGTAGAAGAACTGCACCCTCACCAAGAAGACGTAGAGGATAAAAAATATTTTTATGAGAAGAGGTAAGTCCCCACAAAATATTAACGAAGAACTTAATAAAATGAAGAGATTAATGTCATTTAGCATTAATGAAAATTCTCATGATTCATTAGCGGAAGAAAATTTCAATAAGAGTACTGAAGTAAAAAATATTTTATTGGAAAAGGGGTTGAATAAAATAGAAAGTCAAAGACTAAATGAATCTGTCGATTTTTTTGGTGAAGATAAGTATTTTCTTATGATTTTTAAAAAAAATGGAAAACCAAAATTAATAGAAATTGGGACATTAAAGGTTGAAACTGGAAAATTTTTACCAACAAAGGAGGGTAATAAACTTTTTAATACTACAGGTGATGTGTTACTTTTTTCTCAATTAAAAGAGAATGAGAAATTTAAAAAATTACGTTCTGTCAGAGTGGATGAGTTTGGAAATTCTGAAAGAATTGTTTCAGATGTTGAACTTGACGATTATGTTGAGTCAATTATTGAAGATAACTTAAACTACAAAGAAGAATTAAAAAATAGAGAATCTATTTCTAAAGGAAGTAATTGGAATGGCAACACCACAGGGAGCATTATTTTAGATATTGGAGATTCTCAAACATATGCAAATGCGTATAATATACCAAACCCTAATACTGAATTTCCTGAAGCAAGAAGATTAAATTTATTAGAAGCAATAACAAAACCAGGGTCCACAAAATTATCACCTAATCCTGACCCACAAGAATTTGTAGATATTACTTTTGATGATGTAGATATAAATAAAACGGTTAAAACATATTGTGATAATATGATAAAACCAAATATGTCAGATCCTGATGTGGTAAGAGAAATGGATATAATTATAGAAAGATTAAAAAAATATATATCCGCTCCACCAGATGTTGAAGGGAAAACGGCACTTTCTAAACTAACAAATATTACAATATTAGGTCAAGCAGATGCCGCAGCACCTGGATGGTTACCTGGTCCACCTTGTACTGGCGGGTTAGATCATGACTATGGCGGTATTGAAAAGTTACCGAGAAAGGAAAGAAGTGTACAAATGAAACACGATATGAATAAATTTTTAGCGACTAATAGGGCAACTGAATATAAAAAAGTTTTTTTACAAAGAGTTAAAGAAAAATTAGGAGTTGATTTAGTTATAAAAGAATTACCCTCTATAGAATATTATGGGAAGGGAGAACAATATCGTGGTGAACAATATAGAAGTATACAATTACGATTTAACGCTCCTTTACATAGATATAATAACATAAATAGACAAGATTCAACCCCCATTAAAATATTAATTGATGATTTAGAAAGTGCTGGATATTCTGTCGAATTAGCTAACATCAATACTCCTTCAGGTGTAAAAAAATTCACTGTTTTAAGAAAAGGTGAAGAAGTATACGTTAGTGAAAATAATATTTTTATGAAAAAAGATTCACCTGATAGAGGAACAATAAATATGTTACATAAATATTCATACGGTGTAAAGGCATCTTTAGAGGGATATAATTTAGTTATAAAGACAAGTGCTGGTGATGTAACTTTAGAAGGTGAAAAAGGAAATAGAGGGAATGCTATGATTGCCGGTTCCCAAAAATCATTTTTTCAAACATGGTACCCATTTTGTGATTATGAATTTTTAGAGGTGGCCGGCATATGTTTTCCTAAACCCAATAAAGATGCATTTTATGCGTATAAACCTGAAGATGTTATAAATGTAAAAAATGAAACATATTATAGATTGTACGGATTTACTTATAGTTTGATACCTATGGGGTGTACTAATAAAACATCATCACCACCTAGTAAGAAAAAAATAATAATGGATATGTTAAGTTCTGAACCTAGATATAGTGATAAACAATTAAGATATTTAGGTAAAAAAGTTCAAAAAGCAATAGGTAAAGACTTAAAAAATTTAGAACAACTTCGTAGAAAAGAAGAAATAAAATTGTATGATATCCAAATGGATATCAATGATCGAAAACGTAGAGATTAAACAGGATTATATTAATAACAAATAGACAAATAAGGGGGTTGGTTATACCCCCTTTTTTATTTTACAATCCATTCAGGGTTTGTATACATCTCACTACCAAACATACCAACACATAAAAAATATACTTTTACAGTGTCATTAGTTTCCTCTAATATTTTTGTTCTTACAGAAAAATAACCAAACTCTCGAATTGTTTCATATGAAACGTCTTTCATTATATAGTAATGACCTGGACAAGAAACAAAATTTTTTATTATTTGTTTTGATATGCTGATTTCCAAAAGAGAATCTTTTTTGTAAATATGACCAGAGCCCATAGTTATTATCTCACCAGCATAAGAAGTCTTTTCAAATTTAACCCAACCTCTTTTATTTTGTAATGATTTAATTTTTATACTATCTGTATTAAATTTAGAATATCTTTCTGATGGTTTTTTAAATCCATAATTTGGATTTTCATGACTAACTAAATTATTTTTGAATAGATAATCAATTTGATAATCAGTTGCTTTTTTACAATCTTTCGAAATTTTTCTTTGGTGAGAAGTATCTCTGTGGCTATTATGTAACTCAAAACATAATCTTTCTATTTTAGAGTTATCTATTTTGGTTTGACTATAACCATTTAAGGTTACTAATACTAATAATAATGTCATTACCTTTTTCATATTGTTTGATTTTATACAAATATAAAACAAATAATCTTATAAAACAAATAAAACAATGTTTTTTTTTTAAGATTACAATATATTTATAATATATATTATTTAAAATATGAAAAAACAAAATTTAACAGAAGAAATATATAGAATGAGGAAGTTAATGAACTTCGATTCTAAAGAATATGTGGAAAATACTACTTCGTTTGATACATTGGTTGAAGAATCCTTTATAAAGGAAAAAATAAACAATAGTTTTTTATTAACAGAAGAGGACGACTTTGATTGGAAAAAAGATTTGTTGTTAATGGAACAAGAAGAACAAAATCAAGTGCAAACTGTGGAAGACAAAGAGTTTGAGGAAATCCCTGACGAAGAAATTATGGATACTCCAGAGTTTGAGGAATTTATGAAAGAACTTATAGAACCAAACGTTTCAAATGTCGAAATTAAAGATTCTCAAGATATGGATAAGTTAATAGGTAAAATAATATTAACTGCAAATGAAAAAGATGGTACTTTTGGTTATTTTACAATAGAAAATGCTGGAGAAATGGGTACACAAACAAGTGGTGATACGCAAACAAGTGGTGATACGCAAACAAACGAAAGTTTTGATTTAATTAATGAATATGGTATAGATAACAGAGAGTGGGATTATAAGGAGTACTGGAAAGACATGATTTGTTTAAAAGATAGTAATTGTGTATGGCGACAAAGGGGCGCAGATTTATTTATTTGGCAGAATAAAAGATATAACCAAATACTTTTTACCATTTGTAATTGTTCAAGAAAAAATAAAGCTTGTTGTGGACTCAGTAAAGTTCTTGTTTGGTTTTGGAGAAGAATAGTTGACTCTGCTATGTTCCCTACTATGATTGTTTGGACTGCAGGTGTAGGACTTTGGAAACTATTAGAGGCAGCAGCAAAAGGTATTGCTAATGCAATTAAATGGCTTAAGAAAAAATTTAAACAATGGTTCAAAAAAAGACCAAAAAAATATAAAAGATTTATTAAGGTTTGGGTAGATAAAAAAGGTAAGGGATCTTTTCAGGGTAGTCGATTAAGAATTGGTGTTACAAAGTACAAAACTATTGGTAAGGGTAGTATAAAAAAAGAAGGTCAAACTGTTTACTTAAAGAAAATTGGTGATGAATCTACAAAAATAACTATCCCACAAGATCAATGGGATGCGTATATTAAAGAAAATGAAAAGTTTTTAAAACAAAAAATGGACTCTACATCCAAAACTAATTGGGCGGAGTTGACGGGAGAACCTGATGATCCAAATGACACAAGAGAAGATGGTTATAAAGAATATACTGTATATGTAATACAAAGATATTTAGAAGGTTTAGAAAAATATGATTGGAAATATGTTAGGGTAGGTAATTTAAAATGGATGACAGATATAGAAGATCCGGGAGATGAAAATACAGGAGAAAATATTTCTGTCGATTTTACTATACCTGAAGGAGAAACCCCAATTCAGATGTTTGTAGATAATAGATATGAATTAAAAGATGCGCCAAAATTAGTAGAGGGGGTAAACAGTATTGCAGAAAGAATTAAATTACAACTAGATAATATGGCAGCTGTTAAATGGGAAAACGGATGGAGAGGATATGTTAGCGAAATTAAAATAATTTCTTCAGCATCTAGGTTTAGGAACACAGGTGGAGCGGAAGACATGACATTTGCACAATTAGCTAATGAACGAATGAAAACTGCTAAAGACTACATTGAGGAGACTTTGGGGAAATTAAAAGATGATGGTTTAGTTATGGACTCAGGTACTAAAATAGAATTAGACTGGAAGGGATCAAACGGTGATGGGACTAGTGGGCCAAACCCACCTTCAGGATTTAAATTTATACCTAAAGGTGACCAACCAATGACAAACTACATTACTGGCAACAAAACAGGATATTCAACAGGTGACGGTGCTAAAAGAGTTAAGGGTAGCCGTGATGAATATGGCGAACCACATTCCAATAGAGAGGATTATGAAAAATATAAATACACTAAAGTTAGTATTACTGTAGTATTTAATGGTGTTAAAGAAATACCCCCCAAACCGGAAAAAGATAATGGTATTGTTGAGATTATATCAGGTGGTGACTATCCAGTAACATTTGCGTCACCCCCAAAATATAAAGGTCAAATAAAAATACCAATTATAGGTGCGGAATTAAGATTAAGATTTAAATTACCTAAAAATGGTGGTGTTGAAGGGGGGGTAAATCAAAGTAAACCTAAAAAAACTAAGGTTTGTCCAGAAGCTTATGGTGGATAGGATTATTATTATTTATTTTTACCAAATATTATTACCGTATAAACTATATCTTTAAATTTTTGTACTGAAATCCCAATTTTCGTAGAATCACTTTGTTCTATAATATTTTTATGTGCCGAACTATTAAAAAAACTATCTAAGACACTCTCACTTAAACTCCTATTTCTACATAACCCAATTAAAAAATCAGAAATAGTTATTATTTCACCTGTCCATTTTATATCACCATTTACAGTTTTATTTAACCTATCTTTGGGTGTGGGGAAATTTTTGTTTTCATGAGTTACTTCTTTAATAGATAGACAGTATTTAGATTGTATTTCCGCAGCTTTAGATAGGTTGGTGTCTAAAATCAAGGTGTCCAGACCAACGTATTTTCTATATTCATTAAATAAAACATAAATTTCATTTATTAAACTATCTTTATTTATTTCACTTTTCGCAAAATTAGAACATAAATTAAGTATTTCTCCATCTATCGGGTAAGAAGTTTTATTTTTATCATAAAATTTTGCGGGATTATTTTGTGAATAGATAAATAGTGGTATGAATACTATTAATAATGTCATTACCTTTTTCATATTGTTTGATTTTAAACAAATATAGTAAAAAGTTTTTAATCTACAAAATTTTTAAGAGATTTTTATTACAATTTCCTCTTTTGACTTAGAATAACTAACCTTTATTGTTTGTCCTTCTTCCGCTCTACCACTTAAAATTTCTTCAGATAAAGGATCTTCAATATGTTTTTGTATTGCCCTATTTAAAGGTCTTGCACCATATTCCTCATCGTACCCAACATCTACCAAATAATCTTTCGCAGTTTTATTTATTTGTAAAGTAAATCCAATTTCAGACACTCTTTTCACTAATTTATCTATTTCTAAATCTACAATACTACTTATTTGTTCTTTAGTGAGAGATTTAAATATAATAACATCATCCAATCTATTTAAGAATTCTGGTGTAAATTGTTTTTTGAGTTCATCGGTTAACATACTTTCTTTAATCTCATCTTGTTTTTCCAATTTAGATTTAGTACCAAAACCAACACCAGTTCCAAAGTCTTGTAATTTTTTAACACCTACATTAGATGTCATAATAACCATACAATTTTTAAAGTTTACTCTTCTACCCGCACTATCTGTTAATTGTCCATCATCTAACATTTGTAATAGTGTATTATAAATTTCTCTGTGAGCCTTTTCTATCTCATCGAATAACACAATAGAGTATGGTTTTCTTCTTACTTTTTCAGTAAGTTGTCCACCATCTTCATGTCCCACATATCCGGGAGGAGAACCTATTAATCTAGAAATTGAATGTTTTTCTTGAAACTCAGACATATCTAATCTAATAAGGGAATCTTCATCTCCAAACATATATTCCGCCAATTTTTTCGCAATATGAGTTTTACCAACACCTGTTGGGCCTAAGAACATAAATGAACCAATTGGTTTTTTAGGATTTCTAATACCTACTCTATTTCTTCTTAAAGATTTTGCAATCTTATCTAACGCCATTTCTTGACCTATTATAGATTTTTTCATTTCTGATTCCATCTCTAACATTCTTTTTCCTTGATCCCCACTGATTCTTTTTAGTGGAATACCAGTCATACTAGCAACAACTTCATTAACATCTTCAGGTGTTATCTCAGTTTTTTCTATATTTAAACTATCTAACCACTTATCTTTTTCTATTTCTAACTTTTCATTAACGATTCTTTCCTCATCTCTAAGTCTCGCCGCCTCTTCATATTTTTGTTTTTTTACAACCTCACCCTTTTTTACTTTAATCTCTAAAATTTGTTCTTCTAACTTACTAATAGTTTTAGGTGGTTTAATATTAATCTGACTTCTAGATCCTACTTCATCCATAATATCTATAGCTTTATCAGGAAACTCTCTATCGGTAATATACCTATCTGCCATTTTAACACATTGTTCTATGGTTTCTTGTGAATATGATACTTTATGATAAGATTCGTAAGACTCTTTTATTTTAGTCAATATCTTAATAGTGTCTTCTACTGAAGGTGGGTCGATAATCACTTGTTGAAATCTTCTTGTTAATGCACCGTCCTTCTCAATATGTTCCCTAAATTCATCTAATGTTGTTGCACCAATCAATTGTAAGTCACCTCTCGCTAATGCGGGTTTAAGTACATTCGCCGCATCCATAGAACCACTACTATTTCCCGCACCTACTACGTTATGAACCTCATCAATAAAAAGAATAACGTTATCAACTTCCATTAATTCATCGACAACACCCTTAATTCTTTCCTCAAATTGACCTCTATATTTTGTACCAGCAACTAAAGAAGTTAAATCTAATGATACAATTCTTTTATCTAATAACGTTCTAGGTGCATCTCCTTGTATAATCTTTAACGCTAACCCTTCTACTATTGTGGTCTTACCAACACCAGGATCACCTATAATAACAGGGTTGTTTTTTTTCTTTCTAGCTAAAATTTGTGCAACTCTCATTATTGCATCATCTCTACCGATAACAGGATCAATCTTACCTTCAATGGCTCTCTTTGTAACATCTATTGAAAAGTTGTCTAATATTGGGGTTTGCTCATTTTTATTACCCGTTTTATTTTTATTCTTTTTAAATTTATTATTTTCATCTTCAGACTCCATAGGTTCAATAGAACTTACGATATTACTTTTTAAATTTTTATAAGAAACTTTCATACTCTTTAATATACTACTGATATCACTTTTAACTTTAACTGATGCAAGTAATATGTGTTGTGTGTCTAAGTAGGTATCATTTAAACTATCACACTCTTTTTCTGCACCTTTTAATATATTTTCTGTAATATCATCTAGCGGGATATCTTTTGAGTTGATTTTAACTTCAACAAAGTCATCCTTCTCTTTTATAAGTTTTGTTTCTATTTTTTTATGTAGTTTGTCAACATCAACACCCATTTTTAACAATGTTTTAATTGCATTGTTATTATAGTCATTTATTAATGATATTATAATGTGTTCTATTCTAACTACATCGTCACCATAAAATTTCGCTTGTTTTAAGGACATATTTATGATTCTTTTAACTTTTGGCAACACCTTTTTCATAATAAATTTGTTTTTTTATATAAATATCATTATCTTTGTTTCAAAGTTAATTATAATATTATGGAAAGTCAATACAAATTACATTTAGGTGATACAAAAATCATACTAAATGAGATGATCAAAAAAGGGGAGAGGGTTGATATGATATTTACTTCCCCACCTTATTTCTCTATGAGAAAAAACTACAGTGGAAATGATGATGGTGAAATTGGTTCTATACATGTAGACGATTACGCTGATTGGTTTTTAGAATTTACAGAGTTGTTTCTTAAAGTATTAAAACCCAACGGTAGTTTTTTTCTTAACATCAACGACAAGATAGATAATGGAGTTGTTCACCCAGTATTAGATGAACTTAGATATAAGATGAGAAAGCAAGGGTGGTATATGGTTGCAAAACCTTATATATGGTTTAAGAAAAATGCGGTACCTACTAATTGTAAATATAGAGCAATAGATAGGTATGAATATGTGTTCCATTTTTCTAACTCTAACAAACCTAAATTTAGGGCAGATAATTGTAGGACAGAACACTCTGAGGTAACTAAGAAGAGATTTGAAAAACCTGTGACTACAATTAATTCTAGAGATGGTGTATATGATTCGCAAATGAGAGAGTTAAATGAAAAAGGTTCTTTACCTCATAATGTAGTTATTGCTGCGGCAGAATCTAATCCTAGCATCCTACATCCTGCACCATTTACTGTTGAATTGGCGGAATGGTTTGTTAAGATAGGTAGTGATGAGGGTGATTTAGTTATGGACCCATTTGCTGGATCATCCACTACAGGTGTCGCCGCACTTAAAAACAATAGACGTTTTGTTGGTATGGACCTAGTTGAGTTTAATATTAATTTTGGTAGAAAAAGAATGAATCACTATTTAGAGACTGGTGAGACATATATTCCTAAAAATATATTAGACGAAAAAGGTATAGATGTCAATTATTACAAAATTAAAGGTAAACATATTAACAACCCCTGACATTTTGTCATAATTTATCTAATGGTACATTGTTTGACTAATTGTGGTTAAATAATAACATCGTAAAAAAAATTAAAATGAGTAAAAATTTTTTAAATTTAATTAGAGATTTTGAGAGTATGTTTGGTGAGGAGTCTTTCCCAACGTACAATAATTTAAGGGTTAGGTATAAACCTTTATCTACATTAAAAACTGATTTAAATAGTAATTTACCTTCCACTAATGTTTTTGAGGATGAGTGGGTGTATAAGTTTGAGATTGTAACACCTGGTTTAACAAAAGATGATTTATCTATCGACATTAATGGTGATACATTGGTTTTTAAAGGTGAGAAAAAAGAAGAAAAGGTAGAGAAGGGTGATTACATCACTAAAGAATACCGTTATAACAAATTTGAGCGATCGTTTGATATTCCATCTAATGTAGTTAGTGAAGATATTTACGCTAAAACAGAGAATGGGATTACAACTATTTACTTACCAAAAGAAAAACCAACAAAAACAAAGTCCTATAAAAGAAAGGTAAATATAGATTAGTATTAACTACTACCAACAAAAAAGATCCATAACTTTACAAGTTGTGGATTTTTTTTATATTTAATTTGATTAAATAAAAAAATATATTTATATTTGTAATATGATACCAAGTGCACCGACATTTAGAAAAATAGTTTTACTCATTAAAGATGAAGAAGGTAAACCTGTAACTAAAATGGAATATGAAGATTCTGCGATGATTATAACAGGTAATTATGTTTTAATAACTGAAGAAAAAAGAGTTTCGATAAGTGAACCATCTGAAATAAAGGGTGAAGTTTACGAACTAAAAAATATACATTCATATAAACTTTTAAAAGATTAATTATGGTTTTAATTAAACATGAAGAGAATGGGTCGATAGAGTGTCTATATGACTCAACAAACATCTTAGGATCTAAGTACATTGTTAATGAAAAAAAATTGGCAATTATTTTTAACTCTGGTAGACAATATATTTATGAAGGAGTAACACTTACAGATTATAGTAAGTTTGAGGGTGGTGAAAGTCAAGGTAAATTATTACACTCAGTAATTAAAAAATATTCTTATTCACAATCAAAAGAACTTGTGGATGTAACTCCTTTAGTAGAACAAATAGAAGAAATAAAAAGTACATTATGACAAAGACATATCAGATTAAAAAAATTATGATTAAAGGAGGAAAACCTCAACACGTTATTTTGTTAAACTCACAAGGTGAGGTATATGAAAGTCCATGCATAGGTGAGGTTACTAAAATGTGTGAATTATTAAATACTAATTCAGATAGTGGGTGGAGATACGAAATCATTACATTAATAAATAAATAGAAACGGGCGTTTCAATAATAACAATTTAAAATAAAAACACAAAGTTATGGAAACATTATCATTCGCTTTGGGTGCGGCTTCTGTTGGGGTACTATTAATTGTAGTTGCTCTGATATGGGTTTTGCTTAGAGTAAAAGAAATAATTAAAGAACAAAATAATATGATAGAAAGTCTTTTAAATATAGAAAGATCTCTATCACAAAGAATGGACAATTCCGAACATCATTATTCGGATGAAATAAATAAAGTACACGATACCATACATCATAGACTTGATGAAGTTTATAGAGTCGTTGATAATAATATGGGGAATCAAAGAAGAGTTTTAGATGACTTACACAGAGAGTCTATAAGTTATACCGATTCAAGAATAGATAAACTAATTAATAATCCTAAATTTTGTTTAAACAAAGATAAGGAATTATTAACTGATTAAAATAAGATTACGCCCGTTTTTTATTTTTTAATATATTTATCCATAAAGAAAGATATTTATTATTATGGATATAAAAAGAATCTCAGAACAAGAAGTAAATGATATTATACAAAAAGAAGATATTGATTTGTCTTCTTTTGAAGTTCAGTCAACATTAAATCCAAAAATATTCGATAAAGAACAACATATGCATGACGATGTAAGAAGAAGACTTCTTATGATTGCAGATGATTTCTTTGAAACGTTAAATGTAGGGTGGGTAGATATAGATGATATCATATTAACAGGTAGTTTAGCGAACTTTAATTGGTCAAAATTTTCTGATGTGGACTTACACATATTAGTCGATTTCGGAGAAGTAGACGAAAACGAAGAATTAGTAAAAGAATACTTCAACTCCAAAAAGAATTTATGGAATGATAAACACGATATAACAATCAAAGGTTATGACGTGGAATTATATATGCAAGATACTGAAGAACCACACGTTTCTAGTGGTGTATATTCTATATTATGGGATGGGTGGGTTGTTCAACCAGACTCAACTAAAAAAGAAATAGATTCTAAAAAGGTAGAACAAAAAGTTAATAATATAATAGATGGTGTATATGACATTTATTATATGTATAAACATGAAGAATACGATAAAACAATAAGGATGATTAAAAATCTAAAAGAAAAAATTAAGAAGATGAGACAAACAGGTTTGGATCGTGAAGGGGAATATTCATTCGAAAATATTGCGTTTAAAGTATTGAGAAGAACTATGTATTTAGATAAATTAAGTGATATCGAAACCAAAGCATATGACAAATCACTTACTTTAGATGAATCCAAAATAAGACTTAAAAATATATTATAATTTAATTTGCGTTTTTTTATAAAAAATGCAATATTTATTTAATAAAACATAATTATGGGAACATATTTAACGGGGACATACTCAGTATTACATACATTAGGCACCGCGGACTTTGACAATTTTGTTTATAGTGCAGTATACTTTAATTCTGGTGCAACATACACAATTAATGGTGCTAGTGTAACAGGAGTCGCAGGTGAAACACTAGATATTATTGTACAGGAGACAAACACTACTTTAAGTACTGGATATCTACTATTAGGAAACCCAAAGCCTGCAGGACTATTTAAAACAGGTTTAATTACCGCAACTGGTGGTACTGAACAATATCAATTTGTAAACATAAAAACAGGTTTACCAACTAACGGATAAAACGAAATAAATATAAAAAAATGAGAAAAAATATTAATCCAAAAACACTAAAAGGTCAAGATAAACTAAATAGGATGCTAGACCTTATGGGTAAAATGAATACATTAAATGAAAGTAAATCATTTTCAGAATTAGAATTTATTAAAAAAGGACCAAACGGAGTTGTGTATGGTATCGTAAGAGAAAATCACGATTACTTCATTAAAACATCTAGAAAATCTTCAGGTAGATTTTTGGCGGAAGATTTTGAATATGTAGGTGGCTTAAAAAATAAATACGATGAGAGATATCGATCTTATGCAGAAGCGTTGAAACATCTGAACATGAAATTTGATATGTTAAATGAATCTTATGGTATTGAAGAATATACTAATCTTTTTGAATCTGACGGTGTTGCCTTTGGTGGTGGTGTTGGATTTGGGTTTGTTATGGAGGAAGATGAAGATGAAGAAGGTAAAGAACAAATTATTTCTGATTCTGATGATGACTTAGAAGAACAAAAGAAAGTTCTTAAAGTTGATGCTCCTAAAGCGGAAACACCTGAAGCCCCAGTAGAAGATGAAGTAGAAGATGAGGTAGAGATTGATGATAGTGGTGATGCCGCAGATGTTGATTTTGGTGATGAAGAAGATATGGGTGATGAAGAAGATATGGGTGATGAAGAAGGAGATGATAATACTAAAAAAATACAAAAGTATACAGGTAAAATCGGGCAGATGTTAAGAGATATGGATGAAGTAGATTCTGACTTAGAAAAGTATGTAATCAACTCAATTATATCGGCAATGCATTTAGACGAAATGGATGAAGGTGATAAAGAAGATATTATAGCAAAATTAGAAGGTGAAGAGGAAGAAGGTGATGAATTCGATACTGAGGGTGGAGAAGAAGAAGTGGATGTAGATTTAGACTCAGAAGAAGAAACGCCAGAAGAAGGTACAGAAGAAGATACGGAAGAATTATCTGAAGATGATGATAGAATGTCTAAAAAAGAAGTTGTTAACATCACAGAAAAACAAATGGGCATGTTACATGAGAAAGGTATTTGTGAATGTGGTAATAAATGTTTGGTATATAGAGAATCAGATGTTAAAGATTCAGTTTTATTAGATAAAATTGCCGAAACTAAAAAAGAATGTGTATTCATTTCTAAAAAACAAATGAATATGTTACATGAAAAAGGTAAATGTGATTGTGGTGATGTAACACTAAAATACAAAGAAGGGAAAAAGGAAACTAACGAAGGTAGAGTATTTTCCAAAAAACAATTAATGGAGTCTTTCTTAAGAAGAGAAACTAAAAAATCTTTAAAGAGAGTATTAAAAGAAAGAAGAGAACTTTGTGAAGAATGTGGTGGTAGAATGAATGAAGGAATGTGTATGGAATGTGGTATGAATGAACACCATATGGGTTCTAAAGCAACTTATGATAGATATCCACATTACGATAAAGAAGCGTACATTATGGATGAGGAAATGATGTACGAAAAACTTGTTGGTAATCAAGATAGGATAGATCGTAATAGAAATGGTAAAATTGACGCTGAGGATTTTAGAATGTTACGTAAAGGTAGAAAAGATAGAAGACGTAATATAGATGAAGAAGAAATGGGGGTTATGGACGCTATCTCAACTGGACAAGGATATTTATCTGCAACTGGTGATTTAGACAGAGATTTCGATGGTATTCCTAACAGATTAGACTTAGACAACGATAGTGATGGAGAATTAGATTTTGCGATGAATAATAGAGGTGATGACTTCATCGAATTAGATATTGATTTCTTAAGAAATAGTGGTCCAGGTACTAAAGAAAAAGAAAGAACTACTACTACACCTACAACTAGACCAGGTGAAGGTGATAAGTGGAGAACTATTAAAAGACCTAAAGTAGATCCTAGACCTAAGGCGGATATGGACAAACCAAAACCATCTTATAGAAGAAGAGGTATGTTTAGATAATGAACTTAGTTTATATAAATAAAATAGGACAAAACTGGAAGGGGAATTATATTTATGAATTCCTCTTTTCAGATATATTAGAAGATATTGATGGTGAAGGGTGGGATTCGTACCCATCGTCTGGAAATCCAGAACCACCAGAAGGAAAATTTATAAAGAAGTCGGGCGTATTAAATACTGATATGAAATTAGATTTAGTACAAGAGTCTGATTCATTTGCAATGTGGGACGCAGTTGACGGAATCGTTGCAATGGCTTGGGAGAATATGGAAGGATATGATGAATATCCTGAAAAAAGATTATATTTTTCATTTGGGGAAGATATTTCTTCGGTAGAAGATAAACTATATGAAAAAGATATGGTAATAACATATGAAAAACAAACAATTAATACTTAAGTTATGAAAAATAAAATTAGAATTTACGAGTCTGAAATTAAAAGGGCAACTAGACGAAAATTAATGGAGTCTTATTTAGAAGAAGAAGACAATCAAGAAATGAGTGGTGCATTTCATAGAAAAGACTTTACTCCTACACCTAGAGAAAAGGATGTAATGGGAGTATTTGGTGATATGTATGGACAAGATATCCCACCTGTAGTTATTAGATATATGAGAAAGAATCCTGATCATGTATTGAGAAGATTGGCGAAGTTATATCCAGAAATCTATATGAGACACGCACCTGTACAACCTGATTATAGAGACTATCCAGACCCAATAGATGTTAGTGATCAATATGACGAAGAGGATTACTATATTGATGAGGCAGAAGAAATGACTGTTTATGGTAAAGGAGAAACACCTGATCTTTCTAAAGTAGAACCTAATGGTAGATTTGGTGTAACATTAGATGATAAAGGAACTATTGGTACTTTTACTAGGAACAATGAGTCGACACAAAAACTTTTTAAAAGATTCTTAAACAGAAAATAGTGAAAAAAAGACAAATAGTAAAAAAAATAATCTCTGAGAAATTCGCATCAAAAGCGCAACAGAGATATTTTTATGCTATGGCAGACAATGATACAAATAAAGGTAAAAAGTTTAAGAAATGGGCAAAAGAATTTTCTGATGATACCGATTTTGACAAATTACCTGAAAAAGTTTCTAAAAGAAAAAAAGAATCCGTTAACCCTAAAATGAAAAAAGGGGACTTAATAGAATATATTAATTCTAAAAAAACAATCAACGAGAATAAAAATATTCACATAGTTAGAGAGTTTGATAGAAAAGATTTTAGTATTATTGTAGGTTGGTTAGAAAAACTTAGGGAGAGTGGTGTTATTAATATGTTTGGATGTTCTCCTATGTTAAATTGGACTGCGGATGATTTACATAGATGGTTATATGGACAAAAACAAGATCCTGAGTCTATAGAAGAACAAATAGAGGAGTTAGAATATGATAACGAGGATGGTGAAAATGATTCTGAGATAGAGAGCATGACACGCCAATTAGAAACTATACAATATTTATTAGAAAAGAAACAAGCGGTTAGGGATGTATTAATTAGGGGTGCATTAAAAAGGATTGATAATACCAGTGGTGATCATGAATTACGAAACGTTCAAAGGGTATTTGAAAAAATGGCTAAAGAGGCTTTCCTTATGTGGACATCTGTAGTATATGGATAATAAAAATAATTATTATGAAAAGAAAAAATATAATAAACGAAGTTACAAAAAGAGTTCTTAATGAAAAATTAAGAATCAATAGAATTACTGAAGCTATAGAATATGATCCAGAACATCCTGAGAGAATGCATCCAGGAATAGAAGGTAAATTACGTAGTGGTGAACATGTATTTGGTAAAAGTAAATCTTTACCTGTAGGTTCTGACTCTCAAAACTATTCTGAAAAATTGGCAGGTAAGAGATTTAAAGAAATTATCAGTAAGGTTAAAAGATATCATGGAGTACAAAACATCAACCCAATGATGATGCAACAAATGTTTCAGATTATGAGTGAGGTTAGTCAAATAGAAACCAGACACAAAGAGGCATTAGAACAATTGGCAATTGATATTGTATCTGAAGAGTTTGATATTCCTGATCAAATGTTAGAAGCAACCCTTTCACCTCCAGGTTCTGACTTAGGGTTTGAGGGTGATGAGGAGGAAGAAGAAGATTATGGGTCCGATTTTGACACACCAAAACCACCAAAAAGTGCGGAAAGAATGGAGGAATTGGAATTAGAGGTTGACAAAAGGAGAATGATAAACGCATTAATGCAAGGGGCATCCAAAAAGGGACATTATATTTTCCACATGGTTGCAGATGAGTTAGATGCTATTGATCCTAGACTTATGGGACTTTATGGTAAACTTATGTCATTGGCAGATTTCCAATATTGGGTGATACCTGATTCTACAATGTCTGGGCAAGCAGGTGGTGTAGAAAAAATAGAATGGAGAAAAGCAGAAGCACCTGAAGATTCTGATGAAGAAGAAGAAATGGAAAAGGTTAATGTTGAGGAGGGTGATGATATTCCTGTGGTTGTTGCAAAGGCATGGATATTTCCATTATTGGTACATGAACTTATTAAAGGAGCATTAGAATTATCTGCAATAAATTGGGCGGATGGTCACTTAGATTTTGAAGAACAGTCAGAAGTTATTAAAAGGGCAGATACGGTAGAAGGTGAAATATGGGGAATGAGATTAGGTCCAGGTATGTGGGAAAAATTTTTAGATTGTGTTGGTGCGGAAAACTATGATATAAAACAATGGTTATTTCGTGAATTAACTAAATTACCCGCAAAACAATTTCACGAGTTTATGAAAGAAATTTTAAGCGGTAGTCAAAAGTGTAAAGAAGTTATTCAAACACTAAAAGACTTACATGAAGAAGATCCTTCACAAAGTTTAGATGATATGTTTGATGATACAGGATATGACGATATGGATGATATCTTAGATAATTTAGGTAATGAAGAAGATGATGATATTACGGGGACAACTGAACCACAAGAAATAGATTATTCTCAAATGTCACCTAGAGAAATACAAGGGTTAATAGATGACGCATTAGACAATGGTGACTTTGATACTGTTGCGAAACTTCACAAATACTTATAATCAATTAAATTAAATTATAATTAATCCCATCACATAGGTGGGATTTTTTATTTTAAACCAATATTTATTAATAAAAAACAAATGTTATTAGATTCAACAGAAATAAAATTATTTAACAAAATATTGCGTAAATTATGGAATAAACATAAAGACTACGATATTGACATTTATGATTTATCTAAAGAATTAGAAAGTTTATTAGGTAAAGATAGTTTTTCATTTCAAGAAAGGGTGTTTGGTATATGGAATTTTATAACCAATGAAATAGGTGAAGATCCCTTTGACTATACTGAAGCAGAGGACAGATTCTTAATAAATAATTTTTATGGTGACACTATTATTAAAATATTAAACGATAGTGGTTGGATGGATAAATATTTTACATTAGATACATTTATTATACACCCATCAAAATTTAATACACATACAGAATCTAAATCAGTTTATGGTGATATTAAGGTAGAGGGTAATAAATTATTTTTAATTTGTGATCATTGGAGCGAATTTTCAATATTGTTTAATAGAGATGATAGAGATTTAGCCGAAAGGGTGTTAGGTGAAGATTGGGGAGAGTTATATGGTTGGTTTGATGTAGATTTTGAGGATGATGTTTGGAATAATTTAGATGAAAAATCTTTACAACATATAAAAGAATATATTATAGAAAATGATTTTATAGGGAAACCGTTAGATTATGATGAAGATCCAGATGATGGTGGATTAAGAGTAGATATGTTAAAAGATAATGGTTTATTGGGTCAATTAATTGATAACGAAAGTATGTTTAATGACTTAAAGAGTGAGTTGGAAAATTTTTATAGATGGGCATATGAATCTGCGGCAGAAGATGAGTTGTTTAGTGATATAAAAAATGAAATAGTTTCACTTATCGGTTCTGACGGTGAATGGGATATGGTAAAATCAAAAAAAGAAGGTGGTTCTGATAAACATGTTCTTAAATTTGATGTGACAGATAAGTTTATGAGGTATAATATTGATTATTTAGGATGTAAAGGAGAATTTCCACAGTATGAAGAAAGTTACTTTTTAGATGTTATTCAAGATTATTTGTATTGTATGGGTGACATGTTAAATACTCCAGATATGGGATATTTCTATCCCGACTCAACAAAGATTGGGGAACATTTAAATTATAATGTATTAGGTAATTTATAATATGAAGATTAAACTAACAGAGAGTCAATACGGTAAAATCATAAGTGAAAATCTTAATGATAAAGAAGAACGTTTTTTAAATATGTTTTTTGATAGGGTTAAAAATTTAGATTATAAAGACGCATTAGATGTTTATTTTAGAGATTTTGGTTTTGATGTACGTATGATGGAACATAGTAAAAAAATCTATGACTGGTTTAGATACATAATTCTCCCAAAATTTGTAGGTAATCAATCGAGTTTACACGGCATAAATAAAGGAATATATTCTCTATTTGATTTAGTTATTGAAAGGGAGTTAGACGGAATAGTTAGTAGTGATAGAAACGGTTATCAAAAACTAAACGCAATTATTAATTTAGAAAAATTATTTCCTTGGCATTATAGTAGTGATAAAACAAAAACTTTATCAGAAGTGGGCGATGGATTAATATATGACGCAGTAGAGGATTTATTTAAACAATATGAACCTAAAGAAGCAATTAGACAAGCTTCTTTATTAAAAGATAAAATGGGTAGTCGTAAGTTTAAGTCTGTAGAGTCTATAGTTAAAGATTTTGCAGAAAAAAATGGTTTAACATTAATACCAAAACATAGTGGTTACACATTCCAAAGAGGGGAAGAAACTATGATTAGAGATTTAATAAACTATATGAGAGACATACCACAAAAAACTAAAAGAGGGTTTTTAAATTATATTGGAAGTGATTATGGTGCTGGTCAATATTCTACTTTTTGGAGTGCAGTCAATAAGGCTGGTATCATACAAAAAGTTGGGGGTGGTAATAATGTAACTTATCAGTTAGGCCCAAACTACAAAGCGTGGGAAGAAGGTAAAACAGTTGCATTTTAACCATTTAATCATATTTATATAAAAAAGAATTATGGATAGAGCGGAACAATTAAAGATATTTGCCCGTTGTTTAGGTGATCCATCGTATGCGATAGAAACGTTTTTAAAGACATTTGATTTAACACAAAAGGGAATGGTTCCTTTTAAGTTATTTTACAAACAAAAAGAAATCATTAGATCATATGAAGAACACAATCGTAATTTGGTAACTAAACCTCGACAGGCTGGTGTTTCTACAACTACCGCAGCATATATTGCAGTTAAAACTGCATTTGGTGATCCAGATAATCCACATAAAGTATTGATATTGGCTAACAAACAAACATTAGCACAAGAATTCTTAAAAAAGGTTAAAGACTTTTTAGATCAGATACCATATTGGGTTTGGGGATTAAATGAGGGATCAGATTATTTAGAGATAAATTCAAAAGGGCACCTTAAATTAAAATCAAATGGGTGTGAGATTAGAGCACTAGCAACATCCAAAGATGCATTAAGGGGTTTTACACCAACATTCTTAGTTATGGACGAGGCAGCCTTCATCGATAATGGGGATGAAGTTTTTGGTGCAGCTTTAGCGTCATTAGGTACAGGTGGTAAGATTGCACTAATATCTACGCCTAATGGTATGGATCCATTGTATTACAAAACTTACGACAAATCTAAAACAGGTGATAACAACTTCAATGTAGTAGAGATGAAGTGGTATCACGATATCCGTTATAACAGAGGTCTTTATTGGACTAGGGGTGAGGACGAAAAAGAAGAAAAGATAGTGTGTGATACTGTTGGTAGAACTAAATTACGTTGGGAATATATGGATAATATATATGAGACAGATGAATCTACTATAGAGTATTATGAAGTTATGGTAAAAGATGGTTGGAAACCATTATCTCCTTGGTATGAGGAGATGGCAGCAGATATGGGTGACCCTAAGAAAATCGCACAAGAACTCGATGTTTCATTTATTGGTTCAGGGGGTAATGTAGTAGATGATGAATATATTACATATCACGAAGAAAATTTTGTAAAGGATCCAGAATTTGCGGCTGAGGTAGAAAAAAGTATGTGGATATGGAAAAAACCTGAAGTGGGACATAAATATATAATGGGTGTTGATGTTAGTAGGGGTGATGGTAAAGATAGTTCCACTATTGTAATATTGGACTTTGAGAATTTAGAACAAGTTGCGGAATTTAAACATAAATTACCTCCAGATATTTTAGCAGAAATAGTATATAAGTATGGTAATATGTATAACGCATATACTGTGGTAGATATTACAGGTGGTATGGGTGTTGCAACTGTGTTAAAACTTTTAGAAATGGAGTATAAACATCTTCATTACGATGACCCTAAAAGTAGAAAGTTATCTGAGAAATATGCAAAAACAGTATACAAAGAGGGTGATAAGGTACCCGGATTTAATGTCGGTAATACTCGTTTACAAATGGTTTCTGAATTAGAAGAACATGTTAGAGAAAATAAAACTATTATACGTTCACAAAGAATGATATCTGAACTTAGGACTTTTGTTTATAAAGGTGGTAGGCCAGATCATATGGAAGGGTATCATGATGATATTATTATGGCTTATTCTATGGCAATATTCATAATACAAACTTCTTTTAAGAAATTAGAACAGGTTGAGAAACAGACTAAGGCAATGTTAGAGAGTTGGGTAAATGTGTCAAATAAAAATACTAAACCATTATTTAGTGAACAACAACATGTAAATCCTTTTTACACAAATACTCCCACCTATCACCCAAAACAACCAAATAATGGTAATAACGATAATGGTGAATATAATTGGTTATTCGGATTTAAATAGTATTTAGATTTTTGATATATTTATTATAATAGTAACAAAGTATATTTAATAAAATGGCGAGAAAAACGATATTCCAACAATTAAATGATTTATTCGGTCCAGAGATAAACAGACCACAAAATAAATCTAGATATTCTATAAACGATAAAGAACTTCTAAAAACTAAGTCTAAAGAAGAGTATGAGTTTGAGAAACTTAAGAGACAACAAGATGCTTATTTAGCGAATCAATGGCAAAAGGTAGATAATGAAATTTACCAACATTCAATTTATTATGAAACAACTAGATTGGCGTCTTACGCAGATTTTGAGGGTATGGAATTTTTTCCTGAAATTGCAGCGGCTTTAGATATTATGATGGAAGAGTCTACTACATTAAATTCAGAAAATAAAGTAATTAATATATTTTCTGAAAGTAGAAGGGTTAGAAGAATATTAGAGGATTTGTTTTTTAATAGATTAGATATACACACATCATTACCAATGTGGACTAGAAATGTTTGTAAGTATGGGGACGATTTTCTTTATTTAAATATTGATAGTGAAGATGGTATCACAGGTGTTAAACAATTACCCAATATTGAGATTAGTAGGAAGGAGAATGAGGGTTTTGGTGAGAATTCTATGAATAAACAAACAGATAAATTTAATCCAGTTAAGTTTGTTTGGGGTCAAAGAGATATTGAATTTAATGCTTGGCAAATTGCACATTTTAGATTATTAGGTGATGACAGAAGATTACCTTATGGTACTTCTATGTTAGAAAAAGCAAGAAGGATATGGAAGCAATTATTACTTTCTGAAGACGCAATGTTAATATATAGAGTAACAAGAGCACCAGAAAGGAGAATATTTAAAATATTTGTCGGTAATATAGACGAAAAAGATGTACCTGCGTATGTTAACCAAATTGCAAATAACTTTAAGAGGAGTCCTGTTATTGATCAGAACACAGGACAAATAGATACTAGATATAATCAGATGGCACAGGATCAAGATTACTTCATTCCCGTTAGAGACGCAAACGCACCCTCACCAATAGATACATTAGCGGGTGCGACTAACCTATCTGAGATAGCAGATATTCAATATCTACAGAAAAAATTATTTACCGCACTTAGAGTACCAAAACCATTTTTAGGTTTTGAAGAAGTTAATGGTGAAGGAAAAAATTTAGCATTACAAGATATTAGATTTGCTAGGACTATAAATAGAATACAACAGGCAATGTTGCAAGAATTAAATAAAATTGCAATTATTCATTTATATATTTTAGGGTTAGAGGATGAGTTGGAGAACTTTACCTTAACGCTTAATAATCCTTCTACACAGGCGGAAATGTTAAAGGTGGAGCAAACCCAATTAAAAGTAACACTTTATAAAGATGCAGTCGCTGATGCAGGAAATGGGTTTGGTGCAATGTCTATGACAAGAGCAAAGAAAGAAATTTTAGGTATGTCAGAAGAAGAAATCAGAAATGATTTAGAACAACAAAGATTAGAAAAAGCAGCCGCAGCTGAGATGGAACAAACTGCAACTATAATTAAGAAAACTGGTATCTTTGATAGAGTAGACAAACTCTATGGCGACTTCTCCGCTATAGCGGGGGGTGCACCTGCAGAGGGAGATGATACAGGTGGTGGATTAGGTGGTGATACAGGCGGTGGATTAGGTGGCGATACAGGTGGTGATTTAGGTGGATTTGGAGCGGATACAGGTGGTGGTGAAGAACCTGCTGCGGAACCAGCACCAACAGAAGAATCAATTAAGAAAACAGAAAATCTTTTATTAGAACAAGAAAAAAGAAAATACGAAGAAAAAGTAAAGAAGTACCAAAACATTTACCTTAATAGGCTTATGGAAAGTTTAGATAAAAATGAAAAATTATTTAACTTAGATGATGTAGAAAAAGATACTGAAATACTTAACTCTAAAATTAATGATATAACAAAAGAAATTGATAATTTAACAAAATAGAACTTTTTTATAAATTTAGAATATTTATTAATAAAAAAGAATATGAACAATTTTGGTAATATTAAAGATACCTTTAAAAATTTAGTTATAGAATCTGTAATTAAAAAAAATGATAAGGGTAAAAAACTATTTTCTAAGTTTTTAAAAATAATCAAAGAAAATAAAACTCTTAAGGATCAATACTTAATTTATAGTAATTTACAAAATACTAAGTTTGATGACTCCGTTGAGGCGAGAGAATATGTTAAAGAAAACATTTCCCTATTAAAATCATTAAATGAAACTCACATTAAGAGGGGTAATGAATTCTTTTTAAAATTACTTAAAGGTAATAAAATAGTAAAAGAAAATGATTCTTTCTATAAAGATGTTCTTTATTTAGTAAATACAAAAAAAACTCCTTCTAATATTAATAAGATAAATGAATCTATTAATAACATTATTAAAGTAATGTTAGAAAAAGAAGATACTGAAGAGGTTGTTACAGAAAGTGTTGACTTACCACCTAGCGTATTAACAAAATTGGCGGTTAATAAATTTAATTCAAGATATTCTAACATTTCAGAATCTGAAAAAGAAATCATTAAAACTGTACTTAACGGATCTAACAAAGATAAAGAAAACATTTTCAAAAAACTTAAAAGAGAGTGTATTGATACAATAGATAATAAATTAAATGAATCTTCTGATTTAGATTTAAAAGATAAATTATTAAAAGTTAAAGATAAATTGTTAAATACTAATTATAGTTTAGATACTTTCAGTACAGATATTAGTAAGATTTATGACTTAAACGGATCTATAAAATAAAACGGATTAGGACCGTTATTGTCTACGGACAATTTATTACCCACTAAAGTTCGCTACTATAGTGGGTTTTTTTATTCCCAAATTTGACATTTCGCGATTCAATTACTATAATTGTAATACAAACTTTAAAAATAACATTATATGAAAGAAATTATGAATGAAATTAGGAAAAGAAATCAAGTTAGATTTATTAGAAAACTATAAAACTAAAATCGGTACCGTTAATAACAAAGAATCAAAGAGTCTATATATTAATTTATCTGCGTGGGGACAATTAGATAAATTAGATGAGAATATGAATTATGATTACTTTTTAAGTAACATAAGAAAAAAAATAAAACAAAAACTAAACAATTCTTTAAACGAAGAATTATTCTACGATGATAAATATATCGTAGATTTAGATATGAGAACTTCGGGATTATCAGTAGAAAAAAGAAGTTTTATGTCTTGTGAAATAACACTCTACCAAAAGAGACACTTACCTATAAACAGACCTAGAATAGTAGAGAGTACAAAAAAAATCATTAGTGATATTGTTAACGATTGTTTAGAAAACAATTCCGTTTTTACTTTCCATAAGAGAAAAAAGTAATTTTTTAACATAGTGGTATATTTATAAATAAAGTATATCATTATTATGGAAATATTAAAAAAGAATGAGATAAAAAAGAAAGGTATCCTTATCGAATATGATGCAGGATACATTTCTCCAAAAGATAATCGGCACTTTATTAGTGAAATGTCAAACTTAACCAAAGGTCAACCTATTATAGAGGAACCTTTGGTTGTTTATGCAGTAATGCAAAAGTATGGGGTGGAAAACAGAAACGAAAGAGTATACCCTGAGGCAATCCTTAGAAGAGAGGCGGAAAATTACCTTAAATTAGTTAAAGAGAAAAGGGCATTAGGTGAGGCGGATCATCCAGAATCATCTATTGTTGCAGTAAGTAGAATTTCCCATAATGTGGTAGACTTATGGTGGGAAGGTAATGTACTTATGGGTAAACTAGAAATCATTATGTCACCAGGATTCGTAAATCAGGGAATCATATCTTGTGAAGGTGACAGAGTAGCAAATTATTTAAGAAAAGGATTAAAGATTGGCGTATCATCTAGGGGTGTAGGTTCTTTGGAAAAAGAAGGTGGTAAGAATATGGTACAAGATGACTTTGAGTTAATTTGTTGGGATATTGTTACCTCACCATCTACACCAGGTTCTTGGATTTATAGTGAAGAACCTAGTAGAGAACAACAAATGTCTGAATCAAAATCTAAAGAAGAAACTATAAACCTAAAAGACTCACTAAATAATTTTTTACTCGATTAGTAAAATATTTAACACTTTTAGGAAATATTGCATATTTATTAGAAAATGCACTATTAGTGCATAAATAATAATTTAATAACAAAATAAAAAACAAAAGTAAAATGGCTGAAAAAAAGAAATCAATCATCGAAGAGGCTTTACTAGAAGCAAAGTCTTTAGAGGATGCCTTAAAAGCCAATACGAAAGAAATGCTTGCGGCACATATGTCCAAGGAATTTGAAAGTATCGTTAAGTCGTCTTTAAGAGAACAAAAAGAGGAAGACGAAGAAGAAGAAATCTCTGATGAAGACGAGATGGAAATGGACGATATTGAAGTTGAAGGGTCCGATGATGAAGAAGAAGACGTTGAATTAGATGTCGATGATGAAGAAGAATCTGATGAAGAAGAATTGGATTTGGATTCTGAAGAATCTGATGAGGTTGATGACGTTGAACTTGACTTAGACACTGATCTAGATTTAGATGCTGGTGAAGGTGAAGAAGTTGAGGGAGGTGATGAACTAGAATTTGATTTTGAATTACCTTCTGATACTGGAGGAGAAGAAGTAATGGACTTAACAGGTGCGTCTGACGCAGAAGTTGTTAAAGTTTTCAAAAAACTCTCTGACGATGATGAAGTAGAAGTAGTTAAAGACGCAGATGGTATTCATTTGACAGATAACAAAACGGGAGCAGAGTATTACATTAAGGAATCTATGGATGAAATGTGGGATTCTATGGACGAAGGTGACTGTTACGAATGTGGTGATGGTGCAATGTATGAAGATGACGAAATGCAACAAGACTTTTTAGGTGAGGATGAGACGATGTATGAAATCGAATTAGATGATGATTCTGATTTGATGGAAATGATGGGATCTATGGAAGATGAGTCTGAAGAAGATGAAATAGAAGAAGGTCTTGCAAGAACTAGAGGTTATGCTAGACAAGGAAATCGTAGACATGGTGCATCACACAATCCAACACGTAGAGACGGGTCAAGATTTTCTGAATCTAGAAAAGTTCGTAAACCTATCATTACAGAATCTAAGAGAACTGTTAAACCAGTTGTCAATAGAAAACCAAAGACATCTACAGTTTCTGAAACTAAGATAATGAAAGAATACAGAGAGTTAAAATCTAAAAACGAAGAGTACAAGAAAGCACTCAATGTATTCAAAGACAAACTTAATGAAGTTGCTTTGTTCAACACAAACTTAGCGTATGTGAATAGACTATTCACCGAGCATTCGACAACTAAAAAAGAAAAAATGGATATCCTTAAAAGGTTTGACAATGCAGAGTCGATTAAAGAGTCTAAGAACATTTACAAAACAATTAAGACTGAGTTGGATAACGCGAAACCAATTAACGAGTCTATTGAAAGAAAAGTTAATAAGACTATAGAATCTTCAAAGTCGACTAATCTTAATGAGTCTACTGCATATGTAGATCCACAGATTACGGCAATTAAAGATTTAATGAGAAGAATCTCATAATAATAATTAAATAACAAAAACTAAAAAAAATAAAAATGGGACATTTGTTAAATTCAGGTGAAGTCGGAAACATCGGACTTGAGCACCTAAAGCAAATCAGATCTAAAACTATTTCTAAGTGGAACAAATTAGGTTTCCTAGAAGGGTTGAAAGGTCACGTAAAAGAGAACATCGCACAATTGTACGAAAACCAAGCGTCTTCTTTACTTAATGAGTCAACTTCGGCTGATTCATCAGGTTCATTCGAGACAGTAGTTTTCCCAATTGTACGTAGAGTATTCTCTAAATTATTGGCTAACGATATCGTATCGGTACAAGCGATGAACATGCCAATTGGAAAATTATTCTTCTTTGTACCTAAAACATCAACTACACAAGTACCTTTAAATGGTTCTAACTTAGATGGTAATGGGGCACTTCCTGAGTGTACTATTTCAGCTTGTAATGGTACTACTTTGACTTCGTTTGAAACTAAATCTCTTTATGATTTATTTTATAACGATGGTTTATATGATAAATCTAAAGGTAGACAAACAGTATTAACTACTAAAGGTTACTATGGTGTTGTTCTTAATTCAGACGGAACTCAAACCCCAACTGCATTGACTTCGCAGCCATTAGCATCAGATGGTTCACACAGACAAGTTAAAATGTGTGTTACTGGTTTCTCAGATACTAACGCAGGAAGATTAACTGGACCTGATGGAAATGAAATGGATAGTGAAACTTTCTTAGCTTCATTAACTATTACTACTCCTGATGCTATTTTAGATGCTGACGGAAACACAATTATCTCAGCTGGTGGTGCTATTCCATTTAGATTGGTAGCTCAAAAATACGGAAGAGGTATTGTAGATTACAATCCAGGTTCAAGTGGAAATGGGTCAATCTGTACACCTGATGATTGTCTATTGGTTGAGTTAGATTTAACTCACCCAGCATGTATCGATTGTTCATCTGCTAACTTTGATGGATATGTGGGTGCAGCTTCAGGTTCACCACTTACAGGTTTAACTGTATCTTGGAGACAATATGAGTCATTAGAATTCGCAACTGAAATGGGAGAAGTATCTTTCGAACTTGATGAAGTTGTGGTTTCTGTAACAGAAAGAAAACTAAGAGCTACTTGGTCACCAGAATTGGCACAAGACGTTAGTGCATTCCATAACATTGATGCAGAAGCAGAACTTACGGCATTATTGTCTGAGCAAGTTGCGGCGGAAATCGATAGAGAGATCCTAAGAGACTTGAGAGTTGGTTCAGCTTGGCAATTGAGATGGGATTACAACGGATGGAAGAGAACTTCAAGTGGAGGTTTCAACGCTTATACTCAAAAAGAGTGGAATCAAACGTTGATTACTAAAATCAACCAAATCTCAGCTCAAATTCATAAATCAACTCTTAGAGGTGGTGCTAACTTCATCGTAGTTTCGTCTGAAGTTTCTGCTATCTTTGATGATTTGGAGTACTTCCACGTATCAAACGCTAATCCTGAGCAAGATCAGTACAATATGGGTATTGAGAAAATTGGTTCATTAGGAGGAAGATATACTGTATATCGTGATCCATATGCACCGGCTAACTCAATCATCATTGGACATAAAGGTAAGTCATTGTTGGATACTGGGTACATTTACGCACCTTACGTACCACTACAATTGACTCCTACGTTACAAAATCCATTCAACTTCGCACCGACTAAGGGTATCATGACTAGATACGCTAAGAAAATGGTTAACAACCGTTTCTATGGTGTTGTAACAGTTGACGGAGTTCAAACGTTTGACATTAACGAATTGAGATAATCAATTTTATATATGTTACTAAAAGGGTAGATTTTTTCTACCCTTTTTTTGTTTTACTACATATTTATTATTATATTTGTATTGTATATGAGAATCAAAAAGAAACACGTACTATTAGAATCTTTATTAATAGATGTTACCAACGAGTTTACACCAGTAGAAAAGAAAATTTTCAAAATGTTAAATAAACATTATGGTGACCCTATGAAAGATGAAGAAGGTAAAAAGAACTTTAATCAATGGGAGGTTGCGGCTTGGTTAATAGAAACATTAAATTTACCATATGAAGATGCATATGGGTTAAGTAAAACATATTTTTGGAATTATAATAGATTATTCGGTGAAATTAGGACATTAAGAAAAAATTCACCTATACCTTATCTGTTTTTTGAACACTTTAGTAACTTAATGGAAAATTTAGTTAAAAAATATGACAATGTAGCATATGACAATGTTAGAATAAACATCGATAGGGATTCGGGATTTGATGATGACAGAGAAGTAAGGTTATGGAGTGGATATAGAGGTTTTACTTTATACATTCCATTTACTAATGGGGATATTGGTAATCGTTATGTATACACTTCAGAGGGACGTAAAAGAATGATTATGGTTCGAATTCTTTTCTTCGCAATGGATAAAGAAGGTATAAAAGTAGATAAATATATAAGTGAAGAATCTTGGGAAAATGATGTTAATCAAAATAATTTTATGGTGCAAGTTTTTACTGAGTTTGGTGAAGATGAATCTAGAGTAGATGAAGAGTTAATGGTATTTGAGGCCCCATATCCTAAACCACTAACATATGATAATTTTGAGAAAGTTATTTTAGGTATTGCAGATGACGTTATTGAAAAAATCTCTAAGACTACCTTTAAATTACCTAGTAATATAGAAAGTATTAATGTAGATAGTCAACTTGATTAACTATATTAAATTTCAATGTATTAGTATATGTTTTAACTAACTGATTAGAAGTTAATTTTATATCTATAAAGTATTCATTAGGAATCATCCAAGAAGTATCTAATATAAAATAATTTTTAAGATAGGTTCTATTAACATCATTCCATTCAATAACATTAACTTCAGTTGGGCCTTCTTTAATGTATAATCTGTATTGTAAACCATCTATAACAGAACTTTCATTTACTGAATAAGGTATTCTAGCATTTACAAATACTTTTCTATAATCACCCCTTTTAATTTTTTCATCTCTCCTAATACCACTTAAATTAACTGTATATTCAATAGGAACACCCTCATCATCCCCAAAATTGTAATATTCGGTATCATCTTTAATTTCAAATTGTAGAGTCACATCTGGACGATTAATCCCATTGATTGTAATATCTGACCAAGTATCTGTAAATATTGTACAATCTGAAGATGATATAGGTACAAATAGTTCTATATAATAAACACCTTGTGTTTGTTGTACTACGTCATTACTCGTGAACGAAGAAAATATAGCACCATTTCCGTCATTAATGGTTACAGATGGTTTAGAATCTAAATTAGTGGGATCTGTACCTAGATTAGTGTAAAAGTATAGTCTATTAACCTTTCCTCTATAAAAGTTCTTCCTGTCGTCTTTAATTGGGTTGTTATAATTTGTTTCTACAAATGGTTCATAATATGTTTGTGTGTGTCTAGTAAAAAATCCCACATATTGTGAAGGGACGACTAATTTAGTTTCTAAATCTCTTTCGAATGATAAACCATAACCATAATTTGTTGTACCACCTGTAATTAAACTATTTACTTCATCAGTAATATCCATTTCAATATTTTCATTGCCCTTATCAAAATGTTGTGTCGCTACTGTAATTCCAGAAGGTGAACCTGAATACACACCTGGTTCATCCCAAAAATCTGTTGTAGTGGCGTTAATCCAATTACTCGCAGATTCTACAAATGTAATATCGTCACTAGGATGAATACTAATAAATTTTTCGTAATCATATCCACACCCCTCATCCCAAAATTTATTAATTCTAAATAAATTTAAATCGAATGAAGAAGTTCTTTGTTTACCATCTAATAATTTCTGCGCCTGTAAATCTTGATCAAAAAATGAAGTATTTGTCATTCTTAAAGTATGGGTTACATTAGATAAATCACCTAACTCACCATTATTATATTTTTCCTGTAAATCTGTAACGTCAAAATATAGTAGATGTCTTGTATAATCTTCTTGCGTTTCTTTACCACCATAATATAATTGAGCAATAGGATTTCTACCAGTGTTGACTTGTGTTCCAAATATAATTGTGTTGTTTTTATCTACGTAAGTTCTAGTTACCATATCTTTTTATTAATAAATATCTTAATTAGTATTAATGTTCTTATTTAATATAGTATTTAAATCAAAACGTAAAACATCTGTAGTAATAGTACTAGGATCAGGGGGTAAACCATTGTATGGGTGAACATGAGATGATACAAATTTTTTAATTAACTCTAAAAATTCTACTAAATTATCACCATAAACAACTGGATGTGCTTTATTATTTATTTTTACTTGTTCTTCATCAGTTATTAAACCTTTAGGGTCGGTTAAATTAAATGTCTGTGATTTTGAGTCATGACTTAATAAATTAATTTTATTTGCAACTACATTAATAACACTACTATTTACAGATTCTTTTTTTGTTATTTTTATATCTTTAATTTTCTTTTTTACTTCTATAGGTTGAGATCTAAAAATCGCAACTCCATCGTTACCACCATATATTTTTATAAAATCTTCTGCGGTAGATTTAATTTTCCATTTTGGGTTGGATGATGTAAAGTAATCAACAAATTCTTTTGCCTTTGTTAATGCTTGATCTCTAGATTCTACACCAGTAAAAGAATTTAAATCTTGAAATGTAGTTAAAACATTAGAATTTTCTGCATCGTTAACTGTGACGAATAATTCTGTTCTATTTATATCACCTTGCCTATAACTATCTTTAGGTAGATTACCAGACAAAATAAATCCAGAATTAGTTATAGTATTAATTTTAACTGTTATTACTACAGTATATGTTTCAGAAACATAATTAACAACTTCTTTTTCTACAATTTCCCTTTTTAATTTTTCCCCACCGTACTTTAATTGAATGTACCCTAAATTTTTACCGTTGAATTTATTTGGTGATTCGTCTATATATTTACCTACTCTTAACCAAATTTGTCTGTCTTTTTGTATTATATCGGTATTGTACCTACCTTGTAAAATAATATCTTCATCTTCACCATATGTACCTATTTCTAAGTTAGGGTCTTTTAATTTAGTGTATCCATCAGGTAATATAGATAAAGAAGAATTATAAGGTTCACCCTCAAGTTTTGTAGGTTGGGTAATTAATGGCCCAATCCAAAATCTTTTAGTTTTAAATGAAGACGTGGGTGAGGAACTATTATTTTCGTATTGGAACACAAAAACAGACTCCCCTACTTTTGGTAGCGTTATTAGGTATTTTGGTAATAATGGTACACATTTAATTAGACTTTGATTAGATTCTTTATCATCAATACCTGTTATTCTAACTTGTATTCTACCTGATTTAGTACTATCTATAATAGAAACAACCTCACCCATTCTAATAATAGGTATTACGTTAGTATTGGTGCTATCACTATAATAATTGCTCATATTTATTCTCCACTATATCTTTTACTTAAAATTTTATTACCATATAAGTATTCCTTTTCAACAGATTCTAATTTCTCAGATAATTTTATTATCTTATCTTTAATACTTTTCTGTTGATTTAATAATTCTTCTAAATGCATTTTTATTGATGCGTTATTCATATTTTCCCAATTTACTGCACTATTTTCCATACATTTATCTAATAATACCCTCCCCTTTACTTATTGATGTCGTTGTTCCTACAACAACTATTGGGCCCCCAGCATTACCACCAGTTGCCTGTACTAAAGTACCTGGAGGTATGGCAACTTCAATCTTCGCCTTTGTTAATAAAGCGTTTAATATTTCCTCAACCCTTATAATTTCCATTTGTAGATCTATATTTTCTGCACCACTGGGTAGTGGACCAATTCCGACCCCAATCTCCTTTTTACGTTCAATTATTTTAGATGCAATATCAATTGCACTTAATCCTTCTCTAAATTTAGTACCAATAAGAATTTCTTCTTTTGTAATTGGTTGTAATGGTGTTGAGGGGGTAAATAAGTTTTTAAATATCCCCGCAATTGCTTCTATTGATGTAATTAATCCGTTTGCCATAATTTTATTTTTTAATCACAGAATCTACCACCTTTTTTAGATTGTAGATTAATATTATTTAAAGAGTTTAAATTAACTTTATCAGTAAACCCTCTCACTTTATCTACCACCTTTTCAGATTTACCAAATAAATTATTAACATCTTCTATTTTATCGTTAACAAATCCAGGTAATAGACTAAGTTTTGATTTCAAATAGTTTATATTTTTTTCTTTAATTTTTTTTGTGATAACACATTTAACTAAATTTTTTAATGCCTTAATAACTAAAGGTAATAAATATTCATAAATTAATTTTCTTAAAAGTTCACTTAATATATCTACTATTATACATTCAAATTCCTTTAATATCTTTTTTATACTAATTTCAGTAACAGGTTTACCATTTACTAAAAAATAAAAGAGATTTAACATTAGTAGGTTCTTTGGTGATAATACTAATTTAGCCAAAGCAATTTGTAATGAGGTAATAAAATTTGATAGAAATTCTCCCGCAGCAGCATCTTTCTCTAAAGATTTTACTTTATCGACAGATTCATTAATTAAATCATCTAAAGCTTTATTATATGTATTTATTCTTTGTTGTAATCCCACACTATTTTTAATTTCGTCATTTATTTTTAAAACGGTGTCGAAGGATATTGAGCTTATATTTTTACCACAACAATTTTTATATTCTTTTATACCTAATTTTTTTTCTTTTACTTTTTGTTTTATATTCGATAGTTGATTACTATCAAAAGTATAAAAACTATCATCAAAAGTGAATTCTGTATTACCATTTCCAACACCATTATCTAAATAGTCATTTATGGAAGCTTCCATTTCAACAACTCTATTTAAACATTCATCTGGCAAATCGATTTTATTTGTAAGTGTACCATACAATAAGTCAATTACGTTTGGTATGACTTTATCTACATCAAAAAGAGGTTGTTGACTATTAAAATAATCAATTAATACGTTAATTAAGGTTTTATTATAATATGTTTGATTAATTACTCTAAAATTAAAAACTCTAGGTCTAGGTTCTATATTTTGGTATGCTACTGTACCGTCTCTTTGTGTAAACGCGATAGGACTATTTTCGTAATATCGTACCTCTAATATTTGTTTTCCATTTGTCGGGTCACTCCAAATTAAAGGACTACCATTTAATTGTATCACCTCCCATAAAAATGCATTGATGTCGGTGGTGGAATTACCATCATAAAATAATTTACCTATGTCAGTATTTGGATCAGCAGCAAAAATACAAGTTAAGTCTATTTTATTTAACTCAACATTAAATCCAACACCATTTGTCCCACTATTTGGGATAGGTTGGTTATTTTGATCATAAACAATGGTAGACGGTTGTATCTGATATAACCATTCAGGTATTTTAGGGTTTATTTTGCATGCATAACAACTTTTAATTGAATTTATGAAATTTATAGATAGGTCTTCTGATAATGGTTGTAATTGTTCAACTAACCAACTAATTAGTTGTAAACGCATTTCTTCAAAGTTAATTCCTGAAATTAGTGCTAAAATATCAGCCAAAAAGTCCATAACTTTTTGACTTGGGTTTAAATCTGGAACCTCAGGTATTAAATTTGGGACACTTAAGTCAGGTAAATTATTACATATTGTTTGGTTAAGGGATATTAATTCTAATATCTGCCTCTTAGTGTCTGTGATTAAATCTCCAGGTTTACATACAACATTCCTAAACTTATCGCTCATAATTAATTATTCTATGTCGTATTCTGTATTTTTGTTTTCAGATTTTTCTTTAAATAATTCTCTAAGAATACTTTTATCTTCTTCAGTAATACTGTTATCTGAAGTTTTATTTGTGTCGTCAGATTTACTACCTAATATCTGACTTTGTAATTTTGCTAGTGCAATTTTTTTGTCGACAGTACTCTCAATAATTTTTATAGTTTCATTATTGACTTTACCTATTTGGTATTCATCATTATTGTCTTCAATCTCTGCTCTACTTTTTCTTTCATTTAGTTCTCTACGAGCACTATTCATAATGTTATTACAATCATTATAAATTTCCTGCATTAATTCTTGTAAACTATCTTTATCTAAATTAATTTTAGTTTTTTTAGGCCTTGACATAACATTTGTTTTATTATAAATATCTTTCCTTTATTTTTTTATAACAAATCGTCATCTATTTTGTCATTTTTGATGAGTACGTACATCTTTTTAAATCTCCTCATACCAACTCTTATGTCTTTTGTCGATAAATCGGTTATTTCTCTGACGTAAGAAAGTATTAAATTTTTATTGTACTTATTACCACTTTCTATTTGCTCAAATATTGTTTCCCAATTATCTAAAATTTTAATTAATGCATCACCAACCTTATATTCTGTTTCAGAAACTTTAGTATGTTGTATTTCCGCCTTTATGCTTGCAGATATTTCTTTAATAAAGTCATCTAATTGCATTTTTTGATCATCAATACTATACATTTGTTCATCCATTGCCTCTACTGTGTTATATACATCTTCATAAGAAACATCAGATTTTATCTTTTTATCATCCTTAATAAGTTGACCTAAAAGATAATGTTTACAGATTGTACCAAAATAAGAATAAGCTTTTTTATTCTTAGTAGGTTTAAAATTATGCATTTTAGTAATTAAAAAAGAAAGTGTGTCTGCGTGTACGTCTTCGTATTCGTATTCTTTTCTATATAACTTATACCTTCGTATGATGGACTCAACCATCTTGTTTATTGGGTCTTTTAGAAATTCATTGTAAATTTTATTTCTTTCACTATATGACTCACTTGTTAAAAACTTAACTACTGCTTCCTCCTGATCAGGTCCAAAATATAAATTCGATGTTCTCTTCCGACCCCTTTTTTTGGGTTCTTCCGACATCATAATTTTTATTATACCTCATATGTTATTTCTCTGTCTTCAGTGAAAAAATATTCTTTCTTTGCTTTGTTTACCCAAAATTTACTTTCTAAAACATCGATAGTAGTCTTATATTCTACGAATAAAGAACCTTCTCTATTGTTAGTATGTTTGTAACCCAATTTAGGGATAACCATAATAGGGATAGAAAGATAAGACATTCTTAATAAGAATTCGTAGGTGAATGTAAGTTTCATATTAGATTTTAGTCCACCATTTTCTAAGAATGTTTCTCGTTTAACAATCATCCCATCGAAGTTAAAATTTTGTACTCTTTGTAATGTATTATTATCTAGATAACCAATTTGTTCAGAAAAGTCTTTAGCCCAAACACTTTCGTTAGTAAATGAAATAAATCTACCATTTTCATCAGTTTCATATACTATTGGTAAAAATACCCCCACTTCAGGATATGATTTAATATAATCTAACCCATTTTTAATCCAAATAGGAGACACTTCATCATCATATTCTACAAAAGTAAAATAATCTCCAGTACTTTTTTCAACACCATAATTAATTTGTGATTGGAAATCATAATTACCTGTCTCGTTTTCAATTACTTTAGTTACGTCTTTTAAATCTCCAAAGTCGTAATTATTTAAATAGTTTTTTATTGCCTCATCGTTTGATGTAACAAACAAAACTTCTGAAGGTTTAACCCTTTGTCCTTTAATACTCTCAATACATCCTACAATATAACTTTCTTCTAATTTGTGTACTGGTACTATTACTGTAATATTCGCCATTTTATATTTTATTTTTTAATTGTTATCTACCTTGTCCTCTATATTTTTTTTTATAAAGTTTACTAGTTTTTAATTTACTTCGTTTTGTTTTTGAGTGTACTCCTTTTCTTTTCCTTCTTGGGTTAGGTGAGTACGAATTAACTTGTCCTTTAGCCATTTGTTTCGTTATTTTCAGTTGTTACTTCCTCTTTTTCTTTAAGTTGGGTATATGTGGTTTCTAATTCAACTACCCTCCTTTTAAAAATACCATCATAAACTTCAGAAAGAACTTTATCAGAATCTTCTACACTATATTTATCACCCCATTCTTTCATACCATTCATCACATTTTCAGGAAGAGCGTCTTCTAAGTACAACCCAACCATAGTTGCGATAATATCAGGAATTGCGTTCATATTAGGAGTCCAAATACCATTATCAACAAGATTTAAATTACCATTCTCATCAATATTACCCATCCATTCTGGTACCATTCTAGGAATTTTACCAATTACAGGTGTGTTAGATTTCATACATTCTAATGGGAATGTACCAAAACTAGAAAGTTCATCAACCCAAACACCTAAGAAAGATTGACCCAATTCTTTTGCGAACGTTTCTCTAGGTAATCCTGACATATCTCTAAATGTTACAAATCTGTAGTGTGGATACTTTTGATAGAATACTTTCACAATTTTAAGTAATTCTCTTTTATCTCTCGCAACCATCGCCACTGTAGGGATTTTAGGTTTATCACTATCTTTAAAGAAAGATGGGATTCCCACAGGTACGATATCAGTTCTCATACCTCTAAAAACTGAATTAACATAATTACTAAGGTTTTGATTCGTAGTAATCACATCTCTAATACCAAATTGTTCCCAACCTTCACCGATCTCCAACATTTCAAATATGTATTCATATGATTGTACAAATACAATTCTTTTACAAGGGAAGTTTGCGGTTTGTTTAATAATACTTGCAAATGCTTCAGGTACTACAACAAAGTCAGAAGGACCAACTTGTAATTTTTGTGATTCGATAGAAACGTGTGGTAGGTTTGCATATTCTTCACCTAACCATTCTGCGATACCCATACCTTCTTCATCTTCTCTAAGTTTATAATCATTCTTATCATGAAGAATTTGAGCGTTGTACCCTAAATCTCTTAATTTTTTTACGTGTTCGTAAATTGTCGCAACACCTGCGGTTGGGTTACCTTTGGTGTCGATAGTAAAGAAATAAATACCAAAATCTTTGTTGTTAATTTTTTCGATACTATTCTTAATTCTGTCTAATTGTTCACTCATAACATTATTACTTTTTATTATTATAATTCTTTAAGAATTCCTTTCATCAACAGAGTGTTAAAGGCAATCTTAAAAGGTATAGTTGCGTTGTTAAGTGCAACAACACCCATTTTATTATCTACTTCTTCGTTGTACATCATTATACCACCTATCAGTTCCCTATACATCTCGTATTTAGTTACGTCAATATGTAACCCACCTGTATCGGTAATAGGTTCTTCATCATCACCATCTTTTCCTTCATTTACTTTTATTGGAAGTGGTTCTTGTTCTATTCGAACTATTTCTGACAATCTGTCGATGTCGAGGTATAATTCTTTACCTCCAATTTCTAATAGTAAATTATCCATATGATTTTTTTATTAATTTAACTTTATTTTTGTAATAAGTAAATATTAAACGTCCTCGAACTCTATAGTTTCTGTACCTAATATTTTACCTAACAATTTTTTATCGTCTAATAATTCTTTTAAATCCACAATAGTATAATCAGAATTACACATTTTATTGTAAGTATTAATTACTTTTATAGAAACTTTATCTAATGGTTTAGAAACTAAAGTATCTGGTGACGCAGTAATTAAAACATCCACATGATCCCATTTATCTGAGTAATTTCTAACAAACTTTATTGTATTAACTTTACAAGATAACTTAGATAAAAAGAATAGAGTAGATGGTTTACTATTATTAAGTTCTTTACTGATAATAATAGGTTCATGACCTAAATCTTCAATTAAATTATGTAATTGATTTAAATGTTCTACTGAATTAATTTTGGTTTCTCCAGCGTGTCCAAAAATCTCTAAAGATGAATCTACATACATAAATCTATTAAGTTCTTCAGTACCACCAGTAAATTTAAACCACTTTAAAAGATCTAAATCTTTAATGTCTCTTTTAGGGGATTCTTCACCTTCTTCTAATTCTACTGGATAATACTTATCATAAACAGACTCAAATTTAGTAATAAAGTCTCTGACTACACCGTCAACGGTTATCCCTATTCTCATCTTTTTCTATTGTATAAATTTCTAATAATTGTCTTTTGTCTAATTTTTTTATAAGACTAAAATATTCTAATGCAAATTCATAAGAATAACATTCTACAGAATTAATACATTCATTATCTTTTGTTTTTAAAGTATATTTTTTATCACTCATTTTTTATTGGGGTTCTAAAGTTTCAAAAATTTCTTCGATTGTTTTAATTATTGGGTTTCTTACAACATCTTCAGGGTTTCTAAGTTCTACACAACCGAAACCTTCGATATCCTTAAATTTTTCAATAACTACTTCTAATGAACTTTCTTTTTTATTTCTTAAGTCTTTTTGTTTGACATCACCCATAATAACCATTTTAGAATTATCACCAATTCTCGTCATAAGGGTTCTAATATTTTCTAATGTGATATTTTGTGCCTCATCAATTAATATAATTGAGTTGTCAATACTTCTACCTCTGGCAAATGCAATGGGAACTATTTCTATTACACCTAACTCTATTAGTTTTTCCATTCTACTTTTACCGATTAATTTTCTAATATTATCAGTAAAGGATTCCATAATAGGTGCCATCTTTTCTTTTAAATCACCAGGTAAGTGTCCAATTTCTTCATTTTTAAGTGGGGTAATAGATTTAACTAAAACAATTCTTTTATACCTTTCTTTAGTAGTCACTAACTTTATTGCCTCCGCACAAGATAAAAATGTCTTTCCTGATCCCGGTAATCCACTACATATTGTTATTTCATTATTTCTAATAGAGTCTATTAATTTTTTTTGGTTTTCTGTTTTACATTTTACGTTAATGGATATTGTTTTAAATAACTTCTCCTCTTCTACGTTTCTCCTGTTAAGGAATTCCTGCATTTCGATAATATCTTCTTCAGGAATTTGTTTATTTCTTCTTCTACTCATATAATAAATTTATTATATAATTATAATAATTAAAGTTTATTTACTATAATATTTTAACCAATATTCTATCATTTCATCTAACATAGTCTCAAAACTATATTTAGGTACCCACCCCAATTCATTTCTTAATTTAGTGGAATCCCCTTTTAAATCATTTAGTTCCTCAGGTCTCATATGTTTACCAGAAATAACAATGTAATCTTTGTATTTTAAATTTAATTTAGTGAAGACATATTCACAAAGTTCTCTCACAGAATGTGATACGCCTGTCGCACAAACATAATCGTTAGGTTCATCTGTTTGTAACATCATCCACATCGCTTCAACATAATCTTTAGCGTGTCCCCAGTCTCTTGTTGACCCTAAATTACCTAAATGTAGGTTACCTTGTAAACCTAATTTAATTCTTACCGCAGCCTTAACAACCTTATTTGTGACAAAATTAGTACCTCTACGAGGAGATTCGTGATTAAATAATATACCATTCCATATTTTCATCCCATATGAATTTCTATAATTTCTACAAATGTTATATGAAAAAACTTTCGCACAACCATATGGTGATACAGGATTCATAGGTGTCGTTTCCCTTTGGTACCCGTCTTCATCAATATTATTACCAAACATCTCAGATGATGATGCCTGATATATTTTAGAGTTCGGTGAAACCATTCTAACTGACTCCAATAAATTAAGTGTTCCCAATCCTGTGGCGTTTGCAGTATATAGTGGTTGATCAAAACTTACTCTAACATGAGATTGTGCAGCTAAATTATATATTTCATCTGGTTGTACTTTTTGTAAGACACTAACTAAAGACGCCATATCAGTTAAATCTGCATACTCTAAATTTAATTTCTCAAAAATATGATCAATTCTTACGGATTGTGTTTCTGACACAGAGTTTCTTTTAACTACGCCCCAAACCTCATATCCCTTTTCTAATAAAAACTCTGCAAGATAAGAACCATCTTGCCCGTTAATACCTGTTATTAGTGCCTTTTTACTCATATTTGTTAATTATATTTATTATTTTATCCATATCTTTTTTTGATAAGTCTTGATGATTTGGTATATAAAAACCTTTTTTATCTAATAATTCACAATT